TGGATAGGTACTCTAACGAGTATAGGATTGCCGTTAGGATCAGTACCTGAAGTCACATACCAGTTGCTAAAAATTTTAGCAAACTGTAATAAAAATCTTCTTATTTGATTGTCGTAAAAATATTGTGCCATTAGGTTCCGTCACTTGGTGGATTGTTATCAGGTGCTATGTCTAATATACCACTTAGACCTTGTGCAGATGATATGTTTGCCCCATCGTTGTTACTAAATATATTCGCATCGTTATTTATGAAGCCTGAAAGTTGCGATGTATCTTCTTTTGTAAAGCCTGTTGTAGTTCTTACATCCTCACTAACTCTTAACCAAAGAGTACCAGACCAACGATACAGAACATTAGGTGTATAATCTATACGCAAGAAATAATCTCCTACTTGTGGACTCGCCGGGAACGAAATACCTGCACCTGCAGGTAAACCGTTTGGTGGAGTACCTTCACCACTTAAATATCCTGACGTGTAACCAAAGTCACGTGGAGTATATCTTGCTATGTATTGAAAACGAGGATCACAGTCAGCACGATAGTCCATTGTATTCGGACCATAAGGTTCCGTACCTGTGAACCCTGCCGCTGTCGGATCTTGGTCTGCTGTTGCATAAGTGTTATCAGCAGTACCATACGGACCTGTTACAGGTCCTGAAATATTAACTGTTAGAAGTTTTGTTCCTTCCATCTGCCCTGAGCCTGTTGATGACATTTCAGGTGCTTCAACTGCAATCGATAAGTTTGCTTGTACAAACTTTTCTATCATTGCTTCTAAGTCTATACCTGCTTCTCCATGTTTGGCTTGCATCACATCAATAACTTCTTTTGGTATTCTTATACCAGTAGATTCATATTTGTATTTGTCACTTTTCATAGTAATGACTTCACCAGTAGCAGTTAATGGACTATTACCGGGCATCCATGAACGTACATCGACAGGAGGTGCGGGTTGATTTTCTTTGTCAGATGGTACACCGTTTGCTTCAAAGATACCATAGCCAGGTACGACATATAAATTAGATGTATCATACCCGGCCTTCGGTACAATACGTGCCGCTTCTTTTAAGTTAGCATCATTGATTCTAACGTTTTCATTGTATCGACCTAATACATCTTTAAGAGTTTTGCCTGTATCAAGTTCCCAATACGGATCTGGATCAGTGTCTCCGGGTTTTGTTCCTGCCGGCACTTCTTGTAATGCGATATAGTTTTTATCACCAAATGTCATTGTATACCCTGCAGGGTATGTTTTATTTTTATCCCAATCACCTAAGTAATTGTCTTTGTCAGTTGGTTGACGCAAGATATCCTGAAACTCTTGGCTATCTACTAATTTCTCACATTTGATACGCCATAGATGAGGATACCATGTTTGTGAAAAACCCTCACTGCCATAGTTAGCATCCGTGATTTGATAAAATCTTTTTAATGCTACTGGAAATTCTGTAGCATCATCGTTTAATGGATTGTAATCTAGTAAGTGAGGTAATTCGATGACATCACCTACCATTAATTTTCTGCCTATGATATCGATCATGTCATTGTAATGAACATTAATAAAAATAGTATCATTACTTAAGAATAAGCCAAACTGACTAAGATCAAAGTCTAAGTTTTGTACGTTATAATGGCCCCGTAATCGATAAATATCCTTCTCATATTTTCTGTCTCTGTTTTCTAAAAACAACAAATCTTGTATATTTGTTGGGTCCAAAGAACTGTATTGAGGTTGCGTAAAATCAGCAGAAGGTCCTTGATCCTTTGGGCCTGCATACTTATGAACATAGAGATCAGTACCACCAACGGTCATTTGTTCAGAAATACTTCTGTCTAAAAAACGATAGTCGTTTTGCTTCTGTTCTCGGTATAAACTTAATCTTGGCATATATATATTTATCTCAATACAATGAGACGAAGAATTTGGGTAAATAAAAGGTTGAATCAAAAAATTATTTAATGTATAATGCGAACACTAAGTATGAACATTAAAATTTAAAAGGGATCAAATGGCTAGACGGAAGCAAAAAACAGTTTATCTGACACCTGAACCAAACTGGGAAAAATATAAGGATCTCGTAACCGAAGAAGAACGCATTAAAGCATTCCAAGATTGTCAATATTTTATTCGTACTGAAATTGGTGACAAAAAACGATTGCTACAGTGCAAAACTTGGTTGAAAAAAGATTCGGGTTACACTGATGAAGAAGTAGAAATCATTCTCAGAAATCCAGACTGGAACTTTAATTCTACCGGAACAACAATATTTTTCTTAAGCAAAGTTGGGTATGCACCTCAAGGTCATTGGGATCATATTGGAAAACTCAAAGAAGAATGGCTCGAAAAAGGTGAAAAAATTGCTAAAGTCAAAGAAGAAAAAGCAAAAGACAAACCTAATCGTCCTTCTATACAAGAAGTCATGTTTGGTAAATTAATGGAAGCAGGTGGAGAAATCGATGGTATTATGGATCAACTGTTTGAAGATGAGATAAAGGTTGATGTTAAATTTAATACAGCAATCATGCGAGTACTAAACACATATAATCCTTTACCCAATCATATTCCTAAATTAGTTGAAAGTTATACAAAAGAACAAAAAGAATTCAAAGAAGTTATTGAAGGTAAAGATGAACAGTTAGTTGAAGCATACAACCATTTAACTAAAAGAAAACTTAAAAGTATCATAAATGCATATGATACTATGATCGGCGTATTAAATTCATATCAGGCTCTTAAGATTAAGAACAGGGCTAAACGTAAAACTAAGACAATTACTCCTGAGAAAGCAACACAGAAGTTGAAGTATCAAAAGAGTTTTGAATGTGAAACAACTAAACTAAAACTAGAAAGTATCAGACCAGCAGAATTGCATATGTCTAAAGAAGCATGGTGCTATGATACTGCTAAAAGAAAACTTCATCACTATGTCGCAGAAGATATGGCAGGAGAAATGTTCGTCAAGGGTAATACATTGTATGGATTTGACAAGTCTAAGAGTGCAATTAAGACATTACGTAAACCCAAAGAACAATTAAAAGAAATTATGGGCAGTAAGCCCGCGGCACGTAAATTCTTTGATGATATTAAAGCAGTCGGTGTTCAACCGAAGGGTCGTTTTAACGATTCAATGATTATTTTAAAGGCGTTTTAATTATATGGCAAATTATATGTTGATTGCGGGGTGTAGTCATGCCGCTGGTTCGGAAATTGATGGTACATTATCTAGTCCAGACAATCGTAAAGCAAGTTTTGGTAACCAATTAGCAAAAATGATGGATCATGTTCCCATCAATATTGCAAGAAACGGTTCCTCTAATGGTGCTATACATCGTAGTGTACTAAATTGGTTTACACTTAACCAAGATTTAGTGACAAATAAAGCAAACAACCTTTTTGTTTTAGTCAATTGGGCAGAAAGTTGTAGAATAGAAGCACCCGTACCGCATGATGTTGGCATTGACCAAGATACTTGCGCCGATTGGGCTGACCCTTCGTTTTTAAGTTCAATACAAGTAAATGTAATGACAGATCCACATCATGTTGCGCCACAAGAAAAAGAACAATTCTTAACAGCACAAAGATTCTTAGTTTACTCTGAAATTTATACCGAATGTTTAACTGCAAAAGATGCCTTATCATTGCAATACTTTTTTAAAGCAGAAAATGTTAGATATTTAATGACTAATTCTGGAATTGCTTTCAACAATAGAAACATGAAATGGTTAAAACCTTATTTGTCAAAAATCGATGCTAAACGTTATTACATGTACAGAAATAATGAGTACGGTTTTTATGAAAAGTACAAACAAGCAGGCATGATAAACCCAAATGCTAAGTACGGACATCATGGAGCAGACGCACATCTATCCAGAGCCAATGATTTGCTCAATTATATAAAACAGAAAAACATTTAGACAGATAAATACTAGAAATAGGAATTTATTAATATGTCATCAGAACAACTAGCAGTACCAAACGGCGAAAACCTAGAACAACTCAAAGAAAATTTGTTTGATCAGGTCCGTTTTAGGCTGGGCGACGGCATTATAGATTTAGAATTAGATCCAGAACATTACGAAGCCGCATATAATATTGCTGTCAAAGTATATAGACAACGTGCAGAAAATTCTGTACAAGAGTCTTACACATTGTTAACTGTCGATAAGAACCAAGATACATATACACTTCCCAGTGAATTCATTAATGTCAGACAATGTTATAGAAGAACAATCGGACTTGAGACAGGTCCTGGTGCATCATCGTTTGATCCGTTTTCATCTGCTATCTTAAACACTTACTTGTTAAACTATAACTATGCAGGTGGATTAGCAACATATGACTTCTATGCAGGGTATGTAGAACTTGCCGCTAGAATGTTTGGTGGGTTTGTTATTTACACATGGGATCCTGTAACTAAAACAATTAGATTTGTCCGAGACTTTAAAGCATCAGGTGAACAAATTCTTATTTGGGCTGATATTACTCGCCCAGAAACAAGTTTACTACAAGACCCGGGCATTGCACCTTGGTTAGAAAACTATGTTTTAGCAACCTGCATGATTATTATGGGTCAAGCACGTGAAAAATTCTCAACGATTGCGGGACCTGCAGGTGGAACTGCTCTTAACGGTGCGGCAATGAAAGCAGAAGGTCTTGCGGCACAAGAACAATGTCATAAAGATTTACGTGACTACGTAGATTACTCTCAACCTCTTACTTGGATCCAGGGCTAACCTATACCGAATGACGATTCAAAGTTGTCAACTTACAGATTCAATTTGGTGTCTTAATGTAGAATGCGGTCATGATCGTAATATACCCTTCAACGGTCATATCGATTCTAATCAACCGTATAACACGCAAAATATTGAATATTTAATTATTGGTTTTATGTTATATGAACCACAATGTGGTTGGGACTACACAACGTTTACAAAACAAACACTAGAATACTTGCACACAAGCCAAATGTTTCCTAATCTAAAACATGTATATCTATTACATGAAGGTACTAGGGTTAACATAAATGAACTACCTGATTATTATATGGTTTTCGGTCACAACCCTAGATATTTTTTATTAAGGTCCGAAGGAACCGAAGAAAGAAGTTATGGATTAGATAATAACAACAGTTGGTTAAATACTCTCCACAACAAAGATCCTAAAGCACTTTGGTTAATTGGAGATATTTCAGGGAGACCCCATAAACTGCCTTTGTTGTATAAATTTTTAAAAGAAAACACACTTGAACGTTTAGATTATTCTTTAACAAATACATTAAACAATTATGAAAACCCTTTTAAAGATAATGATACACAAGATTATCAACCTATATTAGATGCTATTGATGAAGATTTAGATTTAAATGATTTAGTAAAAATTTATAATCAACTTAAAAAAACATTACCCGGAGATAGATTTACTGAAGTAAACAAAACAGGTTTTGTAAATTCTTTTGATGTTGCTAATTATCTTTTTCCTGATGAATGGAATGATGCATCATTAATTGTTATGCCTGAAACATGGTTTGATAATCCTAATCCCCCTCATTGGTCATATGAACATGAAAAAGTAAATGAAGAAATGGAAGTTCGTCCTTTTTGGGAACATGACATTTATTCTACTACAGAAAAAACTTGGAAGCCAATTGCAACTAAAAAACCCTTTATAGGAATTAGTAAAAAGGATTTACAAGAAAAAACATTAGAAGGGTTAGGATTCAAAACATTCAGACAATATACAACTCAACCAAATTTAATTGGACATATGGATAATGAAGTTGACATTGCACATGAAAGAATAATTTCTTTTTTAGATAATATGGAAAACTATAGTTCTGGTATAGTATACGATATCGAATATAATTACAAACATTGGAAATATGTGTTAGACCAAGAATGGCAATTATTATATCGATCTTGTCCTCCATTAAAACATGTATCTAAGCATAAATTTTTACGAATGTTTGTTTGTCCATATGAACACAATATACATATCGATGATAGTTGTGACTTTTCTGGGCAAATTGTTTGACAAAACACTTGACTTCTGCTTTCATATCCTTTATAATTATATTACTTTACTAGAGGACTATCCATATGATTATAGGTATTACAGGACTTATCAGCAGTGGTAAAGATACTGCGGCCGACTATCTTATTAGATTTCACGGCTTCAGAAAATTAAGTTATGCGGGTCCTCTAAAGGATTGCGTATCTGCTATCTTTGGTTGGGACAGAGAAATGTTAGAAGGCACTACTCAATCTAGTAGAGAGTGGCGAGAAGAAGTTGATGAATGGTGGGCAAAACGACTAGATATGCCTCATCTAACTCCTCGTTGGGTCTTACAGTATTGGGGAACTGAAGTAGGCAGACGTTCATTTCATAATGACATATGGGTCGCATCAGTAGAAAATCAATTACGTAAAATAGAAGATGATGTTGTTATTACTGATTGTAGATTTAAAAACGAAGTAGATGCGATTAAAAATGCAGGTGGAACAACAGTTAGAGTTGAACGAGGTGTGCAACCTGATTGGATATCAGATGCGGTTGATTATAATTACTATCAAAATCCACAAGCACTTGCACGTTTGACTGATTTAAATGTACATGCTAGTGAGTTTAGTAGTGTAGGTTTAGATTACGATCATACTATTCAAAACAATGGTACAATTGACGAGTTGCATAACCATATGAAATTAATAATCAACGGTTAAGTCTCCCCTAACCCATACAATTTCTTTTCTTTTTACAACTTCAATACAATTTAAACAAACTGTTCTTAAGTTTGTAAAATCTGTATTTTGAGGTCTACCATCTATATGATATACGACCATTTGTGTAGAGTATAAACTTTTAAATCCGCATAAAAAACATAATTTGTCTTTTTCATATCCTGCTCTTTGCCAAAGATATATAGGCTTTTTTATCTTATTAGTTTTACCGCATTGGTTGCACATACTTCTATAATGCCTTTTGCCGTTCTTAATATAATTCACAGCACAGACTTTTTTGTTACAAACATTGCATATTGGTCTAGGTAAACTCATATTAGTATTTATAGAAATGCCTTCGAAGGTATCTTAATCCATTGTTTTTTGTAATACATGATAAATAATAGTATGAAAAAACAATCAGGGTGTAACCCTCAAAATCATACAAAAGGAATATTATTATGGCACTAACATCACCAGGCGTAGAAGTAAGCATCATTGACGAAAGCCAATACTTACCAGGCGCAACAGCATCAATCCCGTTCTTCTTGTTAGCAACAGCACAAGACAAAGCGGACCCAACATCAACTGCAACAGCGGCAGCAACTACAGCGGCTAATGCAGGTAAATTATATAGAATAACATCTCAACGTGATCTAGTTACTTTATATGGTAACCCATTCTTTTATACAGCATCAAACGGTACTCCGTTACAAGGCTATGAATTAAATGAATATGGATTATTAGCGGCTTACTCAGCACTTGGTATTTCAAATCAAGTATTTGTATTAAGAGCAGACGTTGATCTAGCAAGTTTAGTAGGATCAACAGGTCGTCCAACAGGAGCACCTCAAAACGGTTCTTTCTGGTTAAACACAACTTCTTCTACATGGGGAATCAATGAGTTTAATTCAACAACAGGCGCATTTACAGCAAAAGCTCCGATCGTTATTTCTGATTCTACATTAGTATCAGTAGGTACACCTCTACAATCAGTTGGAAATATCGGTGACTATGCAGTAGTTGCGATTCCTAATTATAGAAACCCTAACAATGACAATGCACCTACATACTGGTACAAGAATCGTCAGAATACATGGGTTGGTTTAGATTCAGTAGATTGGTTTAAGGCATGGCCTTCAATCACAGCACCTACTTCTAATCCTACATTAACTGCTGGAGATACAATTGATTTAGTCGTTAATGGTACAAACTTAGCAACACTTACTGTATCAGCGGCTCCTAACAACACTATTTCTCAGTTAGCGGCAGACATTAACTCATTAGGTTGGTCATATGTTTCAGCGGCAGTAGTTGATAACAAACTTGAAGTATATTCTTCTCAAACAGGAGGCGATCAAGGATCACCTGAAGTACCATTCTATGTCAGATTTGCTAACGCAACAGGTACTATCTTTACAGACTTAGGATTTACAGGTACTAACGTAACTGGCTTCCAACCAAGAGCATTATATGGTACATCTGCTCAACAGCCATTATGGCAATCAGGACAGGCTCAGCCTGCTCCGACTGGCTCTGTATGGGTTAAGGTTGACGGAACAGGATTACAACCAGTAATTTCTGAATATGATTCTACATCATCTTCATATACTGCTAAAACACCTACTTTTGCAAACTCTGACTGGGCTCAAATCTATTCAGCAGATTCAACAGGTGGACAAGCAATTCCTGCAGGAAGTGTTTATGCACAATATGCTTTTAACGGTGAATACACAGGATCCCCAGTATACTACTTCTATAGAGTAGCAACAGGAGCAACAGTAGTTAATGGTACAAACACTGCACCAGACTTTACTGACGGACCATATGTAGCAAGAGTTCAAATTTCAACTCCTGGCTCACAGACTTTAAGTACCCCTTATACATTTAACTTAGGTGACAACACAGATGCATCTGATTTCGTAACTGCATGGTCAGCGGCGAACATTCCTTATACTTCAGCAAGTGTAAACGATGACGGTTCAATCCAAATTCAACATACATCAGGTGGTGTTATTATCTTAGATGATTATGATAACAACACAGGTATATCTTCTGGATTATTCTCACAAGCAGGATTTACAACAGCAACAACAGGTTGTAAAACAGGACCATTCAGAGATGATATCTCATTTCAACCTACTCAGTCATCAACAACAGGATCAGGTACTGCATTACAAATTGCAGTAACTAATGACTATGGTTATTATGACTTTGACCCTGATGCAGTAGTAAACGGTGGTACAGGTCATGCAGTAGGTGATGTGGTTACTTTCTTAGGTACAGACTTAGGCGGTGCTTCACCAGCAAATGACTTACAAGTAAAAATAACAAGTGTGACAACAGGTGTTGTAACATCTTATACTTTAAGTACAGGTACAGGTGCAGATGCATTTACAACTCAGTTGTCTAACTGGAGAGAATTCTCATTAACAACGACTGGAGCAGATTCATTAACAGCAAATGAAGGCGCACCAACTGCAATCCCAACTAACTTGACTAACTGGTACTACTCATCAACTGATCAAGTAGACATTATGATCAATTATGACGGTGCTTGGAAAGGTTATAAGTCACAAGGTTATGATTCAAACGGATTACCTAGTCCATCAGTTGTAAATGCAACTGATCCAGCAGGACCTTTAGTATCTGCTAGTGAACCTACTGTTCAAAGTGATGGTACAGCATTAGTATACGGTGATCTTTGGTTAGATACTTCTGACTTAGAAAACTATCCGTTACTATACAGATGGCAGTCAGTACCAGCAACAGGTGGCGGAAGTGCTACTGATAAGTGGGTCTTAATCGACAACACAGATCAAACTTCACCACAAGGTATCTTGTTTAAAGATGCACGTTGGGCAACTAATGGCACGACTAATCCAGCAAATGATCCGATTCCGACTATCAAATCATTGTTAGCAAGTGATTATGTAGACGTTGATGCTCCTTTATCAGCAAATTACCCACAAGGTATGTTGCTTTGGAACACAAGACGTTCTTCATACAACGTTAA